TTCAACAATGTAATTTGCAACGATTTCTTTCTGTTCTGGTGACCCTGCCTTTTCCACAGTTTTTTGACCACTTCCTCTACTATTTGATTTGCCCACATAAAACTTTTCATTTTTGCCCGTGCCTTTTATCGTTATACCAGCATCTACCAGAGGTCCTTTCATCTCCTCAAATTTATCATAAAATGCTTGACCACCAGCAGCTTTCACTTTTCCAGCATCAACTGCAGATTTCATGGCAAACAGAGTGCCAATACCTGCTGCGATACCTAATGCAATTAATCCTGCAGGTGAAGCTAAGAAACCTAAAATTGCACCACCTATCGATATAACGGCACTTGCTACACCACTTATAATGCCAGGCAAAGCTAGTAAACCACCATTTAATGCAAGAAAAATACCACCAACAATCGCAACTGATTTGATGATTGTATTTCTCATTTTTTTGAATGTTTCAGTATCACCAGATAAATGTGCCTGAATCATTTTTAACGCTTTATCACTTAAAAATCCTGCGAATAAGAGTTGAAATACATCAACTAATTTTTGCAACATACCTTTTGCTTGATTACCAATTGCTTCAACAGGTCTCATTAAAGCACCACTCATGGATTTTTTAACTCCCTCCAATAATCCTTCTTTTTTCTTTTTTCGATTATCCTCCAGTTCTCTGGTTTCATCTTTTTCTTTTTCAATCGCATCCTTTTTTTCTTTTTTTGCATCATCAATTAAAAAATTAGATACCTTATTAATGCTTGATTGAACAAAACTACTCAATGATGCAATTTTTCTAGTATTATTTTCAACCTGTTTAAGTAAATCCTTTAATATCTTATTTTGTGGTATGAATTTATCTGAATTTAATTTAGGTCCTGTGCCTGGTAATCTTTTTCCTGTAACAGGACTTATATACGTTGGATTTCTTGCATCTATGTCTGCCTGTACTTCTGCAAGAGTCTGAAACTTTCTTGGTCTTCCCCTTCTTGGTGTAGATGTTATTTTTGGATCTTTTCTACCAAAAACACTACTCGTTTTGATTTTTCTTTTTCTGAATATTGCAACTCTTTCATTTTTTGACAAATATTTCCCTTCCGCAGCATCCAAATTTGGATTACTTAGCATATTTGACGGAATTTTAGAGATGTTAGATGCCACTTTGTTGTCTGTTTTTTAAATTTTCTTCTTCAATATATTGTTCCAAGAGAGCAACATATACGTCTTTTTCCCACGGAATCATATTTTCAATCTCTGTTAAAGAGTATTTATGGTGCTGCATCAACGCAAAATTTATTTTAAAGTATGACTCTAAACTTGTATGAGCCATACCTATTCGAAAAAAGATGATAACCCTTCTAAAACAATTTCATTTTCAACCTTTGTATTAGGATTAGTGACTTTTACTGTATGTGACAGTTTTGGCATTGTTTCAAAAAATTTTTCGATTTGTTTAAATTGTTTTGAACTTAATTGATCTAAAAATTCACTTAATTCTTTTTTCGTGCAATCAGATGAATTCCAAGATTCTTCTTCATTGAAAACTTGATCGACACAAGCGATAATCATATCAAATGACTCAGATACACCCACATTACCATCAAGACTAAAATTATTTGATACAAATTCAGACAGAGAGGGATATTTCATCCTCATGGTCAAATTTTCATTTAATTTTATATCTTTTGTATGTTCTGGGTCTATATCCACTTTGATTTCATCAAGTGGTATCATTACAGGAACTTGAGTGGTATCATCGTCAGGACAAGTTAAAATCACCTCAACATTTTCTCCGACTGATTTACCTCGTATATTTAAAAACAAATATTCAATATCAAAGGTCGATAATTTATCAACTTTTGTACCTCTCGTCAATATACAATTATTAATAACTGTCTTAATTGCGTTAGTTATTTGTTTCTGATCTTCTGATTCCATCGCAATGATGAGAATCTTTTCTTCTTTAACTAAAAACGGTCTGTATTTTATTTTTCGATTCGAAGAAGGAAGAACCAACTCATATGTCGGCGTTGTGATTCTTGGTAAAGGCATAATGTTTTTTACACTTCAGTATTTTTATTTATACTGTTTTTTTGAAATCCTGACAGACCAAAAAATTACCCGAATTTTTTTTGCCTTATTTTTGGAATTAAAAGTTGAATTTGGTATATCTAAATAAAATTCTCGAAGATGTTACGTGTATATGATAGACTTGTCTGTTCACCTGCAATATATCTCTCATAATTAAATGTTACGTTCATTTTTAACACGTCTGATCCACCATACTGAACTGGTGTTGACGAAAAATTAATAGGAAACAAACCAAAGAATGTATATTCCACTTCTGAACGGTAATCAATATTAAACTTAACGATCTTTGTCTTGTCACATTTGTAACCTGATGTACCTCTAGGATATCTCATCCTATAAAAATATCCTTCATTCGTTTTATTAAATGATGAGTTTTGATTTTTCTCAGATCCACTCGTAATATATTCCATCCAATGTTCAATAAATTTTATCATTTTATAGTCTTTATCAACATAAAATTCTAATCCCAACTCTGTAAAAATTCTTGAGTGAGCAAATTTCTCTTGAACTCCAGTAAAATTACCAAATATATCACTTGTTCCTAATGAACTGCCTGGTATTGATGCTGATGAACACAGTAATCCTGCATTCTCTGTAATAAATCTTGAATTTACCCCTTTCTTACCTAAAAAAGAAAAAAGATCAGAAGATAATCCATCAAAAAACACCTGATAATGAGATGTCTGTGCTACATTTGTCAGTATTGGTTTTAAATCAGCTATTTTTCTTGGTCGAACCATCTAAATACTTTATATTTTATCTTACTTCTATTTAGATGTCATATAAGGGTAAGTATAAGCCATCTAACCCTAAAAAATATAAAGGTGATCCGACAAACATCATTTATCGATCACTATGGGAAAGAAAATTCATGGTTTATTGTGATAATCATTCAAAAATACTTCAATGGGGTAGTGAAGAGATAGCACTACCATATCGATCACCAATCGACAATAAAATACATCGATACTTTCCTGATTTTTTTATCAAAGTGAGAGAAAAGGATGGGAAAATAAAAAGATATATTATTGAAATCAAACCTAAAAAACAAACCATAGAACCTGTCGTTAAAAAAAGAAAAACAAAGGGTTATATCTATGAAGTGTATGAGTACGCACGTAATCAGGCAAAATGGAAGGCAGCAGAAGAGTTTTGTAAAGATCGATTATGGGAGTTCAAAATTTTAACTGAGGAAGAATTAGGAATTAAGAAATGAATAGTTATCCAACTGATGATAATAGTAATCGAGTTCGTGGAGTAGTAGACAGTCTTATCGGAACTGAAGAAGCTGATGATATAATGACTCAATTAATTGATAATTTAAATACGAGTGCCACTTCATCACCAAGTGTTGGAAAATATTATGTGTTTGTATACAGTGCTAAAACTCCCAACATACAATATGATTCCAACCCACTTGTAGCAGTCACAGACGTATTTGAATGGGGTTTCCGTGGTATTAATTTTCACGTAGGTCAATATCGAAATTATACCTATAATGAACTTGTTGGGCAATTATATGAAGTAAATCCTGATGAACTATCAGATGTAAGAGAATTGCCTTTTGGCAATATCACGCTAAATAACTAAAAAACAATAATGTCTGCTAAATTTGGTACTTTAAGGTACCCAAATGCACAATTAGAAAGAGATAGTGACTTCTTAGAAATAAAAGTAGTCCAATATGAACCGCCTGGTTTTGATACCACTGGTAATCAGGGAGTTAGACTTAGAAGTAGTTCAGATTCACTTAAAAAAAATATCGAAACACCACTCGGATCAATTTTTTTACCAATACCTGAGACAATTCAAGATTCAAATGGTGTAAGTTGGGGAGAAGATAGTATAAACGGTCTTGCAGCTGCAGGTGCAGGTACAGTATTAAATACTATTCAATCAGATACCATTGGTGAAGCAGGTCAAAATCTTGTTGGTGGAACAGAAAATGCTATTAAAAGCTTAGGTGGTGATGCTGGCACTGGAAAATTACTTAACTCATTCTTTGC